CCCTCACTGCCTGTCACGAGGTCCGCAATTTTTGTGTAACTTCCTGCCATGATCTACCTCCTTATGACAAATTAACGATTATGTAAATCTTTTCCACGCTATCTACTGGTTTAATGTTCGCCGATACAAGTACCGTATCAATGGCAGTTCCTTTTTCCACGATCACATCATCCGTCTCAAATTCCTGAATGGCTCCCAAGTTCTGCAGCGTAGTGAAGTAATCTATTAATGCAGCTTTTAAAAGCACTCTGCCGTCAGCACTGTTATTCACTTTCCCAATATAGGAAGCCTCAAAAATAGAGGTTATATCATTCCTAATCCCATCAATTGTACGAATAACACGGTTTTTCTTAAGCATAGCCCCTTTAGTTGCTGTCGTAGTTGTCAGGGAATTGATATCATAGACAACGGTCACATTCTGTGCGCTATCCACTTTGAAAATGAACTTCCCTGCCGTAACTGCTGTTTCCATTTCTGATCGGGTCATGCGGGGGGAAACGTCAATGGCTCCCATAACAGTTTTACCAGTGTTCGAGGTGGTAATGCTTGCACCCGCGGTAGCGCCTCCCACCCACGCTGTAACTTCTGCCGCCGTAAGGCTTTCGTCTGCTGATGTTTTAAGCCCCTGTACCACATTGACAATAGCTTCACTGTCTGCGGTGTGGTTAGCGAGTACCGCCGTACACCACACTCCCTCATCGTCTCTCATGGCTTTAATCCAGGTAACGATTGCCGCTTTTTCGGAGGCATGTTCCGTGTCATACGGATAGACCAGCGTATCAAACTTTTCTGTTCTGAGTGCAGCAAGTGCAGCCGTAATATCGTCAGCGTCATGCGTTGATGGAAGCTTATATACTTTGACCTTCTGTGTGTTATACAGTGCCAGATTTACGAGTTTCTTATCTGCTACCGTGGCGCTCTCTGGATAAGCCTGATCCGTTGCTGTGATCGTGTAAATGGCTCCGTCAGTGCCTACACTCAACTCCTGCAAAATAACCACGGTTCCGCGATCACCTGGAGCAATGGATAATGGCTCATTTGTGACGACGTTGATATACGCACCGGGCAAAACTTTATTTTGTGATGTCCATGTTCCTGCCATGTCAATTCTCCTTCATATTTGTATTGGTTTCCAGTTCCTGCATGGGCGTTTCACCCGCAGATAAGACCTCAATGTAGTCTACCGTGAACTGGAAGTGTAAAACATCGTCGGTCACTTTAAAGGACCGATCTTTTACATAAAAAGAACCCTCCAGAACGTGGAAATGTCTGGAAAGCTCCTCTTGCATCAACCTGCACTTGCATAAATAATCTTTTGCCTCTCCATCAGGGAAATACTTTAAATCAAATTGAACGGATATGCGCTGCTTGCCATTAATAGAACGCGCCGGGGAAAAGTCGATTTGTTCCACCAAGAAAGCAGGTGTAGTAAAATTCTGTGGTGTATTGTCCCTATAGACTTTCGCGGTAGAATTAACTATCCTACATTCAGCCGATATGCCCTTGTAGACATCATTTATCATACTTCTTTCCAATCCTCTCGATTTCAGCTTTGAATAAAGTAACCAGCCGTTTATTAATGTAACTGACACCCTTTTCAAGCATATAATGTCCGGGTACAAATCCGGTGGTTTCACCTGCCTTGTTTACAGTCCTATGTCCATCATTGACATACGAAGAATAATCCATAGTATTTACAATAGATTTTTTAACTCCTTCCGCTCCTTTAACTGCTGGGGCAGATCTCCAAGCCTTTCTCATACTTCCGGAATCCACAGGAGTATTTTTCTTAATATCCGCAACACCTTCATTTACAGCCTGATTTAATATCTTCTTATCAAGTTCGCCTATCTCTCCAAGTTCTGCCATTAGTTCCTTGCGGAATTGGTCTATCATAGCCTTATTATTACGGTAATTACTGCTGCTCATGCCTTTCCGTCCTTTTCAATCTTACATTGCCATTGAAAGCGGTACGGGTGGCACTCGCCCAGTTTGACCGTGACCGGATCGCCCTTACGAAGTGTTACAACTACCTTGTCCCCGGGCTTTATGTCATGTTCAATTCCGCAAAAGAGCTGGGCTGTACTTAACATAATGGGAACCCCGTTTTCTGCTGTTGTCTGAGATGAAATACTGTACCGGCACTTTGCACTTTCTATAACCGGGAACTCCTGGTTTGTCTCGAAACCATCATCGTCCTCACCAGATATATACCGGTATACGTCCATCTTTGCATCATACATTCGCTCATATGGATTATACATATCCTCTCAGCCTCCTATAAAGCCGTAGAGCTGTCTTATCACTGTCAGACAACCCATATATGCCCTCTTTGCCATTGGCTCCACTGGTGACGTATGTTATAGTTCCGTCGCCCTCTTTAATGCTTGCAATATCCTGGGCAAATCCGCTGCCACTTGCAGCCTCATAATCAATGATAGCTTTTGCTTTCTTACGAATAATTCTTTCCAGTGCGTTCGGTATCATTTCTATGTTGATATTGCAGTATTCGCAGACGAGCAGGATGACATCGGAGATGATCAAATCCTGCGTTTCGTCCTCAATCTTAAGATTATTTTTTACTACTGTGAGCATCTCCGATTCTGTCATACTGCCCTCCTTTAACCAATCTTGTGTTTAATGGCTACGATACGAATCTGTTTAGGCTCATAAACGCGCTCATAGTTAATCGCATTCATCAGTTCATCTTTCGTGGGTGTCTCAACATGTTCTCGTGCAAGGTTGGTCCACTTGATACCCCTGGGGTGCATGATAAAAGCTTTACGGCTGATAAGATAATCAACACCGGACCCCTTTCTTTTTTCTCGATCAACCTCCGTCGGTACGAATCCAACTGGTGAACCGTTTCCGAATGCAATAGCGCCTTGCCCGAATAAATATGTAGTAAATACGTCACCGATTACTGGGCAGCCATCATCTACAATAACCCTGCGTCCCTGATATACCTCGAATTCCACATCGTTTGAGTCTCTTTCAGTAGAAATAAGGTTGAGCTTTTTAAGATATGTCTTAGTGGCACTGTGCATGCTAACAGCAGTAAGCTGACCCTGTGCATCTCCCAATAACTGTACAGCGTCAATAAATGCACTGGCGCTGATTTTCTGAGCTGCAGCTGACCCCATAGAAGCAATGTCAAGAATGTGATCTTTAAGAGGAGTCGCAGTCTCGCTCTCCCCATTGGTATAACTTCCGAAAGCACCGGATAAGACCTGGATCAAGATCTTCTGGTATTCTCTAACCCAATATCCAGCCTCCAGATTTCCGATAGCTGCCATAGGGTCGCTACCAGCAAGTGCCGCTGAAAGATCCGTTGCTGCCCACAGGTTGGCCTTGCGGATAGTTGTAGACACGTCCTGATTGGAAGTGATTTTTTTTGCTGTCAGATCTTTGTCTTCAATAATATCTTCAGAGTCACCGGTTAAATCCTCGAAGAATGGCATATTGTGGATTGGAGCTGCTTCACTCGCCAAACGGTCAAACTCTGCATTGTTGGTAATAATCCCGCTCTGAAAGAGGGCGGATTGTTCCATAGTACGATTTACTACATATGGTGTGTAAAGTTCTGGAATAATAACATCTGATAATTTTGTTGCTGGCATTTAATCACCTATTACCTTTCTTTTCCTTAAATAGTTACGCCGGCTGCTGCGGCCAGCTCTCTTGCCCTTGTTGGGTCGTCGCGAAGAATCTTTCCCTGCTCCGTAAGATTAAAACTTTCTTTTGCAAATGGGTTCTTTGCTGAAGGATTTCCTCCACCCGCTGGCTTATAACCTCCGCCATTATCAACCTTAAATAGATGGGGAGAAGCTTCCTTAAGTGGTTTCAATACATCGTCGACACCGACTGGCTTCCCCTCTTTATCAAAGGTAAACTTATCAAGCCCGCCCTGCTTATAGATGATATAATCCGCATCTGTAACACCTGACTCTTTAAGCTTATCTTTCAGAGCATATTCTTTCTGGGTATTTGCGGCAGCGTCTTTTAGACCTTTAATCTCGTTCTCATAGTCCGTAATTTTCTTCTGGAGACCTTCGCTTCCCTCGGAGTCCTTTTTCAAGTCACTGATTGTCGTATTGGCCGTTTCAAGCTCCTTGACTTTATTGTTGTACTCCTGCTTCGGTACCGCATGCTTCGGGAACTCTGTGTTGATAGCTTTCATCGTAGCTTCAATGTCCAGCTTCCCATCTGTAATTACTGCATTTTCTAAAATTGCTTTTAACCAATCCATTGTTATTTCCTCCATAGATTTTTATTCCCGCTCTCCTGGTATTGGGATTTAGCCAGTTATAACCATGGCAGGGTAGGTGGTAGTTTACCCTCGTTCCGGAGCATAAAAATAACACCCAGGATTACCTGCGTGCTTTTTTTTAACTATATTGTTCAATAGGAGACTTCACCCTGCCGCCCAGAGGGAGATTGTGGATCACCTCCTTTCTGTTGCGATATCGCAACTTTTGGGTACAAAAATACCACCGGTCAATTTACTCACCGATGGTATCATTTCTGTTCCATTATTTTGTTTGCTTCTTCTTCGGTTATTTCATCCACCCGTTCCATCATGCTTAAATTACCAATTCCATAAGGTGAATTATCTGGCTCTGATTTGTCGTATCCCATGATCCTATCCATCAAGATATTATCGTTATCTACAGTCCAGCCTTTTCCCGGCTTATACAAATAGGGGACATAATCTTCTTCCTTCCCCAACATATTTAGATCATTGATGCGATAATATGTCACACTCATTTATTTTCCACCTCGTCAATATTTGCTGGTATTTCCATGCCCCGTGACTGTTCCATCATCTTCCGCCTTAGTGCAATAGCTTCAGGAGAAGAAGCATTTAACAGCCTCCACGCTTCATAATCCTTGTGCATTCGATCCTTCACACCATAGCTTTCAGGTGTATGGAATTGTACTTCAAAATCCTGATACCCTTTTCCTTTTGGATCTGGCAGTCTGAATGTACAGTTAATGCCATTGTAAGGATTCCCTTTATTGTGCCAGAAATTCTTTACTCTAACAAGATCGTACCCTTTTTCCTGCAATGCTCCCGTAATATTCTTATATGAATTTACGAGGTTTAAAGGATTGTC